TCTCTTAGAGTCGTCTGAGAGGTATTTAATGTTCCGTTTGTTGTCCATATTGTTCTCCTTTTATGTTCCCCTATGGCATACTATGGGGATTCTGGCAGGGGTTTCTGTCTCGTAAAGGTCTCCTACAGGGATATTTGCAGGAAACTCGCAGGGCTTATTAGGATAAGAGGTTTCAATGATCCTTTTAGCTACTGTTTCAGTGATCCTCGTAGTAATCCCTTGGTTTTTTTCTATTAGGTCTTAGGGAAGATCATTATCATTCTTATCACGATAATTATCAACACAATTATACCAATGAACTCCATAGTTTACTCCTCTTCCTTGAATATCTCTTTCATCCACTCGCAGAGAGCTTCTTTGAGCTTTTGGTTCTCCCATTTAGTTATCGCTGGGTTAACCATCTTTGCATCTCCGTGTGTCTTTACTCCGAACTCATCGAAGACTGCAGTGTAAGCTCCAACCATCTTATCTGCCAAGAGGTTCTCCCACTCATTTTGGAAGTGGTTCAGTATGTCAGTAGCCATATTAGGCTGAGCTGTATCCATTAGAGTATTAACTCTTTCTTTTATCTCTGCTCGTCTCATGCGTGCCCCCATTGTTTAATCATTGAGTTGAATCTGTCTTTCTCTGAGTGATCCACTTCTAATTCTTCCCAGAACTCAGTGTCTCTCTCAAGTGTTTCTACTCTTACTGCAACGTCTAATTCTTCTAGCTCATCATCAGTAAGATGACTTAGGTCTATGTTAACTTGTTTAACCATTATGGACTCTCCTGTTAGTTAATCTTAAAAAGAAGGAGGCTTTTACACCCCCTTCTTTTTTATTTATTTAGAACAAGTCTTTGGTTTGTTCTTTATTATCCGACATAGTTCCCACCACATCGAACACAGGCTCTTGCATCTCGTACTTAACGAGTTCTGTAACCTGTATACCAATAAGATTACAACCATGAGTCATCTTCTTAGTAGTAGGATGCTCATAATCATATTCCTCAATGATTACGTAACCCTTAGACCCATTGGCTACAATCTCTTTCAGTGGCATTCCTGCTTTATCAACAACAGTAACAGACTTAGGAATACCCTTAGAGTTAGCAGGCTTCCTAGACAAGTTACAAACAAACTTATCTGATCCATCCCTTGCAGGATTGATCTTAACTCCTAGCGAAGAGAACGCAGGAACTTGATCCTTAGTCATCTCCACTTGAACACTGTACTTGTCGAAACGATCAAGCTTTGAAGTGAATACCCAGTTGAGAGTGACCAATTCTCTGATAGGTCTTGAAATATAATTTGGCATAGTTTATTTTCCTTTCTGAAAATATGAAGCTATCAGCAACGGAATTGTCACTGTTAAAAAGAAGGAAGCTTTCGCCCCCTTCTTTGTACCAAATAATGTTACTTATTTGGATTTGATGTGTGAACAATGCCACTATTGTCAATGTACAATTTCTTGCCATTAACAACAACGACTGTCACTGGAGTGTGATCTGTTGCCATGATGTCATCCTTTCCTTTCGGTTGAGGTTAAGAGGTATACACCAGATACGAAACCGACTATCGTATAAGTGTATATAAGCTGGACTAACGGATCCCAAACGTCAGGCTCGTAGCCCATAACTTTGCCCAGAACAAAGGCACTCGTAGTAGATAAGACAATACCAATTACAAATGTCTTACGCATAACACTCTCCTATAGTTGTTGTTGTTAAAAAGAAGGAAGCTTTGACACTCCCTTCTTTTGTTTATACGTTGTGATCAAGAAGCTTGTGAACATGCATCATAGACTCTTCAATATAAGCCAAAAGCTTATAGTGATAAGCCTTCATCTGCGAGACATTGTTACCATCAGCATCTACTTCATCTTCGAAGTAAATGTTATGATCAGCAATGTACTGCTCACTGACTTCTTTTTGATTCAAAACAAGCTCGTACTGAAGTTCAAGCTTCTCTTGAGTCCACGATTTATAGTCTGACGACTTTACAGTTACCATAGGCAACCTCCTTTGTTGGTTAACACATAGTGCTACCCTCCTTTCTTTAGAAATCCCAAACAGTTCCATCTGCAAAGAATTCTCTTACAGCCTTTCTTGCTTCTTCATTAGCATCTTTCTCACAATCCTTATCGTCATATGCAAATTCCCTTTGATCCTCACCCTTCCAATGACCCTTATTCAACCATCCTTCTGCAACCTGCTCATGGTGTCTCAACTCATGGAACAATGTGTCAACAACCTTAACAAGATTGCTTTTGTCATCACACTTAACTGTGATATTATGCCTCATATCACCACACCGACCCAGATCCGAAGCAAAGTAATTCATCCAGCCAAGAACACTAGAAGACGAAATCTCACCACCAGACTCAAGCAACTCACCCTTAGTGAACGACACAGACAGAGACACAGGGTAAGGAGTACCGAAACGAGCCAAGCCAAAGCGAAGAGCAGCACGAAGAGCCACACGCCAAGGACGAGAAACACCAGAAGCAAACGAGAGAGAACAAGAACGCTCACGACCAAGGCGAAACGCAGAAACGGAAGAGAACCAGCGATTAGGAGACCACGGAGCAAACGCACCAAAGCGAACAGGCAAGCCAGACACGGCAGCAGCCTCAAGGGCAGCGACAGACGCAGGAGAAACAAAGCGAGCACGACCAACACGAACAAGACCATCAGAGCAACGGACACGAAGAGAAGCAACCCCACCCACAACAGGGCGAGAGAAAGAGACAACAGAGACAGGGACAGAGAAAGAAAGAGCAGACACAGCGACCTCCACAAAAAGGAAAAGGAAAAGGAAACCCCACACAGGGGGCGAGGGGGAGCGAAACCAGAGAAAGGGTTCCACACCCCCGTCACATCTTTTTTATATACAAACAAAGGATAACACCCCCTTATAGGAAATTTAGAGGACAGCCGATATGCAGAATAAAAGAAAATTAGAATTGGCTAAAGAAATATATAAAAGGAAAAAGACTATTGCTTACAAAGAAGACTTTGAACTCTTTTCCAAAGAGCAGTTGTCTATCATTACCAAGAACGCAAGTGAAGGGTTTGTACCTTTTACGTTTAATGAAGCCCAAAAAAGAATCAACAAACAACTTGAAGAACAGAGAAATAAGACAGGGAAGGTCAGAGCTATTATTCTAAAAGCCAGACAACAAGGAATCAGTACTTACTGTGCTGCAAGGGTTTTTTGGAAAACTTTTTATACTCCTTTTACTAGGTCGGTTGTTATGGCTCACGACAGTGCAACTAGTGATGCCCTCTTTAATATGTCCAGAAATATAATTGACAATATGGAGGAACCACCTCTATTACAAAAGAGTAATGCAAAGGAGATATTATTTGAGCACAATAAATCAGGCTACAGACTTTATACAGCTGGTTCAAAAGAAGCTGGGAGAGGAACAACTCCAACTATTGCTCACCTATCGGAGGTCGCATTCTGGCAATTCGATGAGCAAATATTGGCAGGACTTTTCCAAGGCATTAGCCAAGAAGAAGGAACAGAAATAATTTTAGAGAGTACAGCAAATGGTGCAAGTGGAGAATTTTACAGGCTCTTTCAGGGAGCTGTTCGAGGTGAAAATGAATATATACCCATTTTTCTACCTTGGTTTGTAACTCCAGAATACACTAGAAAGGCTCCAGAAGTATTTGAACTATCAGAACACGAAGAAGAACTGGTAGAAAAGTATGACTTGACCAACGATCAGCTGTACTGGAGAAGACTTAAAATAGGCGAGTCAGGGGAACGAAAGTTCGTTCAAGAGTACCCCAGCACTGCAGAAGAAGCATTTTTGGTGACTGGTAACAGTGTATTCGATCAAGAGACTCTTTTGTCTATCAAAACTACCATTCCAGAGTATCTGAGAAGGTATGACGAAAACAGCAGTTACTTCGAAGATCACAAGGAAGGACACCTTGAAATATGGAAACCACCATCCTTCGAGAATAAGTTTATAATAGGAGCAGACGTTGCTCTTGGAGTAGGTCAAGACTACTCTACAGGAATAGTATTTAATCAGGACAGAGAGATTTGTGCTTTGTTCAGAGATAACTACACAGACCCCAGTGTATTTGGGGATATCTTATTTTATCTCGGCAGATACTACAATAATGCATTACTTGCAGTAGAAAGTAACAGTCTTGGTATAGCAACACTCAATAGACTAAAACAAATGAACTATGTGAATCTTTACTATCAGACTAAAGCTGCAAACCTTTTGCACGAAGAAGGTCAAAAACCAGGATTTC